TGGCTAAAACGCGATCAACAAAGATAATAAGATTAATGCAGCATGCCACCTGCGTAGTGTCAGCGGGTAGCTGTTGGCGTTAAAGTGCATCACAATAAATGGCTTGTCGATACTATGTTTAAACAGTTGCCAGTTAGCATATCGGTGCGCTTCTTTTATCTTGTCTTTCATACGACCTCCTAGAATGGAATGTCTTCAGTGATTGGAGAGTTTACAACCGGGTCAGTGTACTTAGAAGCAGCCGGGGCAGCACCATCAGTGTAGAATACTTTTACATTGCCCAGGATGGGTGGACGTTCTTCACCAGCCTCTCGCTCTTCTTTACTCTGAGACTGTGCGATGAAACCATTGTTCTCATACTGATCCAGCTCGTCAGTGTTGATGAACGTAGTCATGTTCAGATACCGAGCCTCAGTGCCATCTTTCTTAGTCACTACCGGGCAACGGCTCAAGTCCAATTTTTTCAGATCCAACGATACAGATACACCTATTTTCATTTTAAGTTCCTTACTTCAGATATAATTTCAGTGACGGCCAACAGTATCTGCTCGGCCAGGTTAGTAATAAATTCCTCATCACGTTCAACACGAACGATCATGGGCTTCATATCAGGGTGATAACTCATAAAGTCCCACCATTTACGCCCGGTAATATACATGCAACCCTGCACCTGGGCATAGTGTTTAGACGGGCATACTCCTTTCCGCGCCCATGCTACATGGTTATGTGCTGCCGGGCATTTGATTTCAATACCACCATCATCACCCACCAAACCATCAGGGCTGCAACCAAACTCACCAGAGTTATCAAGGATAAACCCAACCTCTTTAACCTCATTGCCTGTCTCTAACTCATAATAGGCACGGGCCTCTGGCTCTAAATCAGTGCCGCGCTGCATAGCGTCAGTCACAAAGATGGGTTCAGACCTACCAGTTAACCTTTCAGAGATCATCAGGTTGATGTAACGGTCAGCAGATGTACTTGCCTTGCCCTTACTGGTAACTAAGTTGTGGAACTGACTAGCACTAGGTCGTCCTACCCTAGCCGCCAGCCATTCCTCACTGCCCTGCTCGGCTTCAAGAATCCGCATTTTGAGCCTTCTTGTTTAACATTCCCAATGCCTGATCAAAGCGCATAGCGGGTAAGTCTTCAACAGTATTACACTTGAACACCTGACAGAACTTCTTAACGTCAGACTCAGTAATCTCCAGCAGTGACTTCAACTGTGCAGCCTGGGCACTGTCTATCGGAGCATCCTGTACAGCACTGGGTAGCGCCTCGCCCTGATAGATGTACAGTCCCAACCCGTGCATGGCGATTGCTTTTACGAGACACCTGATACGGGCATCAGAGATATCCCTAGTGGTAGGGTTAACAATAGACTTGTTACGGTTATCCATTACCGGGAGCCACATGCTGTGAGTCTTACCCTCAACAGTGACAGATACATTGACCTCGCAAGTCTCATTCTCTAGAAAGGTGGGTGGGCAGAAAGCATAACTGCTGTCTGGATAGTGTTCATTCAGTGTCTGCCACGCCCATGCCCAGGATAGGTAGGATAGGTTGCCCTTCTTTTCAACATGCTTGCTACAGTCTATAGCTGATAGCGTTTTCCAAACATTACTCATTTGATTACCCCTTGTTTTCTCAATAGTGTATTGATTCGCAGTATCTCATCCAGCAGCCACTGCCTGTTAAGTAAGTCACGCAACCCGGTTGGCTTGGTCTGCAAGACTAAATCTATATCATAGATGGTTTTCAAAAGATCATTATGGCTCATGCTACCTCCGAGTTTGCTGTGTCACATTGCTCTTGAGCATAGCGGTCGCCATACCCCTCATAGTAAGCAGGGGATTGACCGGGCAGCGCATCATGGCCGTGGACGCAATCATACTCGCCCTTACAATAATCAGTCATATCATTAATGTTCATAATGATACTCCCGGTCAGCAGCCATATCAGCATCGAACAGACTACACTCGATAAGGTGGTACTCGATCTGCTCACGCATCAGCTTACCCAGGGCAGCATCATCTTTAGCCAGTACAGCAGTACGGATGTCATCAATGATATTCATCTCATGGGCATGGTTTTGTTTGCGCTGGTAATCAGATAGGCCACAACCCTGGTGCGGAAACTTAACACCATCAAGGCTGACAGCTTCCCATACTAACATCGGGTCTTTAAGTTTATCGCCTAGCAGCTCTTTGGCGATCTCTTTGGTACGGTTTGAATAGTCCATGTTACTTCCTCATTTGTGTGTGTGCCGTCTATTTTACAGAATCATTATCCATTGTCAAACATCTGTTGCAAATTATTTAACGTAGGTATATTATCAAAACTCAATAACTAGGAGAGAGCAGTGGATATTAATAAAAGTTTAGATCACTTCATGAGCGAGCATGGTATGAGCCAGATGGACTTGAGCAGAGAAGCCCATTTGAACCCGGCAACCATCAGCCTGATACGCAATGGTCATAGAGAGCCACGGTGCAGCACCTTGAAATCAATGGCTGACATCTTTGGTGTGAGAGTATCTGAGTTTATAGCGGCAGGTGAACATGGATAATCCAGGCTATTACGCCATCATCCCTGCCACAGTCAGATACGATGATAGGTTAACGCCTAATGCCAAGCTGTTGTATGGCGAGATCACTGCGCTGTCCAACAAAGAGGGGTATTGCTGGGCAGGTAATGCGTACTTTGCCAATCTATATGGTGTGACCAAGACATCTATCTCAACCTGGATAGGTAACCTAAAGGATTGTGGGTATATATCCTTGCAGATGCAGTACAAGGAGGGTACTAAACATATCTTGAATAGGTATATAAGAATTCTTGGGGAGGGTATGCAAGAAAACTTGGATACCTATGCAAGTAATCTTAATGACCCTATACAAGAAATCTTAATAGATAATAATACATCTAATATTACACCTAATATTACAGTTAATAGTATTGTCGATTTTGATTCATTCTGGAAGTTGTACCCAAGAAAAGCAGGAAAGAAGACAGCTAGTGATAAGTGGAATATGATCAAGCCAACTCCAGATGTGATGGCTATGATTGAAGAGAATGTAACTCAGCGTCTGGCTACCGGGGAATGGGATGTCAGCAATCAATCCTTTATCCTGCATGCCAGCACCTACCTTAACCAGGCTCGATGGGAAGATGAAGTTATCGGGACTGCTAAAACTAAAACTAATACCGACTCTATCAAGGCTACACCCCTGATGGATAAGGTTACTGATAGATCATGGGCGGAATAAATGTGGATACTACCGAAGAACTACCAACTGTCATCAGCTTTTGCAGCGGATATGGTGGCATCGAAAGAGGACTTGACCTTGCCGGGCTTGAACATCGAGTCATCGCTTATGTGGAGATCGAAGCCTTCGCCATTGCGAACTTGGTTAACAAGATGGAAGACGGGATCATACCTCCCGCACCTATATACACGGACATTACTTCCTTCCCATCGGAAGTCTTTCGAGGAAAAGTTAGCATCCTCACTGGCGGATATCCATGTCAACCTTTCTCAGCAGCAGGTAAGCGACTCGGAGAAGACGACCCAAGACACCTCTGGCCCCACATCAGGCGACACATTGAATCAATTAGACCTCTTCAATGCTTCTTTGAAAACGTCGAAGGGCACATCTCGCTTGGACTCTCCAGCGTCATCAGCGATCTGGAAGAAGATGGTTATCGAAGCGCGTGGGGAATATTCTCAGCGCGTGAAGTTGGCGCACCACACCAACGAAAGCGCGTCTACATCTTGGGCAACTCCAAACACCATGGATCATCTTCCGCAAAGATCAGAAGAGGCGCTAGTTCGACAAGCAACAACACAGCGCAAAGGCAGGACGCGGCCAGCAAATTTGCGGGAGCAGGTCAACCCAAAAGCGGTGGAGATATATCAAGCCAATTAGCCGACGGCAACAGTGTTCGATGTGACTGGGGGAAGCTACCCGACACAGCTAGCCAACGGACAGTGGAGATCGAAACACAGCAAGGATCAGGACAGCCCTTGGTACGGAGCGAAGCTGAAGGATGCGGTGGAGACAACGGAAAGGATGAATTGGCCA